AATATATCCCATTACTTCATAGCACTACACATTTCGCTATCATCGCTATCACTCTCATCGATGATCTTAAATAGGGGGAACCCAGGTTCCCCCTCACCCCCTCCTATCCCTATCCCCTTTTTTAAATATTAATATATAATATTAATGATATACATTACTTATAAACAAAATAGTGGTGGTAGATCCGGACATAAACTAGGCGAAATATTCACATGTTTTATACTCTCTTGTATGCTTGATGTTAAAATCCTTTACAATCCAACATGGGAAAAACAACTTATTATTTCAAAAGAATCGTTTAAAAAACACTCTGATAACTTCAATGGTAATTTTGATAGAATAGAAAAAATAAGCAATGTAAGAAAATGGAAAAGCATCTCGTGGGAAGATTTTGTTAATTTAAAAAAAAAAATAAGTAATATAAACAATGAACATGTATTAATTGAATTATCAAATGTTTATAAAATATATCCTCATATAATATATAATTGGTATTTAAATAAAAATCTAGAAGAAGATATTTATCATTATAAAGTGTTACCTAAATTACGTGAATTATATTTTTATGATCATAAAGAAAACCAAATAGACTGTATTACAATTCACATACGATGTGGTGATTTACATAACTGGATGACAAAAGCTGGATTTACATTAGATTATTACAAAAAAATCGTTCAGGTATTAAATTCAAATTTTAACAACACAATTAAAATATTTTTCGAAAACAAAAACCATCAAGAGTTTGTTGAATTAAAAAAATTAAAAAATGTTGAAGTATATATTGGAGGTGTTGATGACTTTGATAAACATTTTAATGATATGATTAATTCTAAAGTTTTAATTGTTTCTTCATCTAATATGTGTGTGTTTGCTTCATATTTATGTAAGGGGTTGGTATTGGTTGATAATAAATGTAACACAAGAAATGAATTATATAGTACTTATGATAAGGGAATAATTGAATTCTTTGATAATATATCTGAAAAAATAGACTTGATAAAAAGTGTGTTGGAATGATTATACAAAACCTTTTTACTATTAATAATAAACTTAAAAACTGAATTATAATAATATTAAAAATGAATATCAAAACCGCGTATATATTATCTATTATCACACAAATTTATTGCTTTCAAATTAAACCTTTTAATGCAAATTATAATAAAATTAGAAACAACAATAAAAACATGAAGATGTCTATTATTGTATTTGGGGCAACCGGTGCAACCGGACAAGAAGTAGTTATGCAAGCTTTAAATAAAAATGAACATGTTGTTGCTTTTTGTCGTGATCAATCTAAATTAACAAAACCACCAGGAACATGCGGTATTGATACAACAGACGAAGCTATAACAAATAGTAAACTAATTAAATATACAGGAACAGTAACCTCTCAAGATGATGTAAATCGTGCATTTTCATGTGCACCAACATATATAAAAGGTGTTGTTGTAGCTTTAGGTGGAAAACCAGACGAAGTTGGTTATGACATGCTTACTAATGGTACTAAATGTATTATTAATGCTATGAAAAAATATAATGTTAAACGAATAGCCGTTGTAACATCAATTGGTGTAGGAGATTCTATAAATCAAGCCCCTTTATTTTTTAAACTAATTATGAAAACTGTTATGAAACCAATTATGAAAGACAAAAATAATCAAGAAGACTTATTTTTAAAAGATTCTGATTCCCCAGGTGCTAATTTAGAATATACAATTGTAAGACCAGGTGGATTAAATTTTGATCCGCCTACAAACGATATTAAAGTAATAAAAGGTACAGCTGGAAAAATTCCCCGCGCTGATGTAGCAAATTTCTGTTTAGATGCAGTACTAATGAAAGATTTTGAATATTTACAGCAAACCCCATGCATTTCTTCTATATTTTAATATGTAAAAATTGAATAATGCATTAATTTAATAAATTTTATAATATAATGTTATGAAATTTATTCGAAAAATCACTAATAATATTTTAGTATCAAAAATATCATTTAGATCTATACACATGCTTATTAAAAATTTAATTAAAAAACATATATTTATTACAATAACAATTATATTATATATAATAATGTTTATTGCTATGTCTACATATGTTTATAAAACGTATAACAATATTAAAACATCAAATAAAAAAATTATAAATAATAATAAAAAAAATGAAATTGGTTTGCAAATTTCTCAATTAAATCAAAATATCTATAATTTAGAACTCAAAATTAATAAGATTTTATTTATATTAGATAATAATAAAAACATACATTAATATGATCCTAATATCTCATCTGGATCAAAATCATCATGTTCATCGTCACTCCAATACATAGACCAATCTCCATCGTTTGCATAAAATTCATCATGTTTATCTATAATATAATGTTTTACTGCCATATCATATGTCATGATCTTATTATCATCGCATTGTTTATTTAAACACATATAAAAACAAGATAAAAAAGAATTATTGTCTTCGTTAATAAATATATTCCAATCCATCTATAATATAGAATAATTAATTTTAAGTATTCAGTATCTAGATATTTAATATGATAAAAAATTGAATATATATATATATATTTTTTTTTTATATAGTTAAAAATATATATAATATGAATGTTTATAAAAGAAAAAAGGATTTATATGTATTCACAGATCCAGGGGAAGAGGTTGATGATGAAGTAGCTATTTGGTATTTGTTTAATAAACATAGAGACAACTTTAATTTACGTTTTATATGTGTTGGTGGTCCTACAACAACTGGAGGATATATGTCGTCGGAAGATAGAGTTAAGAGAGTAAAACAAATGGTACCAGGTATTGAACAATATATGGATGGGAAGGAACATGATAGACTTTGTACGATAGAAAGTTTTTTGGAAGATCCAAAAATCCCCTCCACCACGCCGCACATGCACGGTCTCGGGCGCCATCACATGCATCAGGCAAATGCTATTGTACTACAAATTGCACCAATTGATGAAAAGCACCTCCCTAAAATAAAAGAAATAGTAATACAATTAAATAAATATAGATATGTACTTCAAGGTCATCTTGGTTCAACTACAAATTCTAAAGGCGACGCTCAAGCTGTTGCAGAACATTTTAAAGAGAAAGCATATCAGGCCCAAGAAAAAGATATAGGCACGAACGATGGGCCTAAATTCACATATGCCAATGCTCTATTATTAAAAACCGAAAAGGAAGGATTAAATGAAACATTAATAAATGAAATATTTAGAGTTGCATTTAAAAATACATTGGGTCGAGTGGCACACAAAGGAGGTCGAGGCAATGGAATAGTCCCCGCTCATTTCACAGCACATTTAATAGGACCAAATGGGGCAAATTACAACACAGCAAATTCAGTATATACTACAATTACAGGCAAAGATTTAGAGGAAATAGATGAACAATTACTAGAGGAATGGATCCTCGCTCCCGAGAACATTACTCTAAATGAAGAGGTAACTGGCTATATAAAAGATATATCCTATGCAATTCCCTTCACACAAATGAAAATGACACAATTCAATCAAACCAAAGAATCACAGCGTTTGGGTTTGATTAGAATGTTATATGCATTTAAAGAATTATTTGGGATAAATCAGATGCTATATTCGAATGATCCCAACTTTAATACAGATAGGATAAATAATTCTTCAAATCCTTTATATGAACCATTCAATAGATTCAAAAATAAATTAGAAGAGAACCCAAATTTAAAATTAACGCCCGCATATGATTTAAGAGCGGCATATAGAGCTATAAATAACCCCCGTATAAAAGATCCAGATACTATAGAAGAAATACTTAATCCAGAGCAGACCGGGGGGAAAAAAAGCAAAAAAAATAAGAAAAATCTAAAAAAACGTACATATAAAAAAAGAAACAAAAAGGGAAAAAAATAGAAATAAATCTTCTTCCTATAGCAAAAATAATATTATTAGAAATAATAATATTATTATTCTTTATTAATAATCTGTACAACGCCCCTTACGTTCCCAATCTCCAAATCGTGTAGGTTCGGGCATTCTTCCACCTCTTAGTGGACCACCCCATTCTATATTATCAAATGGTGTTTTTACAAACATTTCTTCATATTCATTTTCATCTTCTTTATCTATTTCATTTATTAATATAGAAGATTTGTTTACAGCGTCTACAACATTTTGTGAATTAGTTTTGGCACAAGTAGTCAAATGTCTAATATTAATAATACGTCTTAACATTAAAATATAATATTATTAAAACGATTTGTTTAAACCTTTCAATTTTATTTTATATTATATTATATTTAATTTTCATCATCACTTGATATGTAGTAAGGTTCATAAGTTAGTTCATTATTTACTGTTTCTTTTTTAGAGGAAAAATCTTCTTCAATATCATCATTACTCATCGAATCATATTCATCATAATTATCTTCATTATCGAAAGTATATTCTGAATCGCTATGTATATTTGGTTGTAATTTAATTACTTGTTCTTTAAAAGTTTCCCAAATATTCATATCTATATTTTCAAATATATTTTCATTTTCTTTAAAAACAAAAACCACTATACCATATATATTTTTATTCATTAATTGTTTAATTATATGTGAATTATTAATATTATTAATCTTTCCATTACTTTTACCCCATAAAGTAACCGATATTTTTTTATTATCAATTATTACATCATTCCATGTATTTAAATTAATAAAATCTATATCTTTTCTATATCCACATGTTTTATATAGTGTATCTAATGATTTTGTAGACTTTATTGTAACATTATTTTCCTTATCCAGCACTATAAATTTATACTTCATGTAATTTATTTAAACATAAACTAATAAGTTTAAATAGTTTAATATGAAATTATATACAACAAAACCATTATCGTATAATAATTTAAATAATCTTAATAAAAAAAGTAAAAATTATAGTATATTAATATCAAATGAGGGTATTTTTAAAATAAATGATGAAAATAAAAAAATAAAAAAACTAATAATTAAAAATGATAATGTGGAATATTTTAATGAAAATAATATTGATCTAATTTTAGATAAATCTATAATTGAATATATAGATTATGATAAAATACCATATATGTACACAAAGACAGATATGCAAGAAGAAATTTTTATTATTAATGATGATCTAAATATAATATATTTAAATAACAAAATATGGTATATTGAATTTTATAATAAATCACATCTTGATTTAGCTAAATCTATTATATTAAAAAATGTTTAAAGACATCACACTATAATTGTGTAATAATCTAATGTTAATCAGTAATTTTCCTGATGTAAATAATTTTAAATTCAACAATAATTTAATTGAAAATTATGATGCTTCTCTTTTTATACCATATGGACCTAAATGTTACATATGGTTTACAAATATAGAAAACAATCCTAAATGTATTTTAATAGACATTAATAAAGATAAAACATTATCAAATGGTTTAATTAAAAATATAAGATTTAATAATAATTTAACAAATGGAAAAGGCACAATATTATATTGTGTTAAGAATAATAAAACAAATATAATAATTGAAGATATAATTATGTACAAAGGTAATTATATAAATACTTCATATAAGCAAAAATTATTCACTATCAAAGATTTTTTTTGTAAAAATTACAAAAACGACGAATATAATGAATTAAATATTTCATTAGCATGGATTAGACATAATATCAATGATGAAAATATTAATATTAAAATACCGTATGATATATACGCTATTAAATATTTTTCCCTTAATTCAAATAAATATCGTATAATTTTAAATAAAAATGACACTGAACAAAATAAAATAAAACACACATTTATTATAAAAAATGCAAATAAATGCGAATTATACGAGTTATATATTTTAAATAAAGATAATCAACTAATTTTATATGATTATGCACTTATAAATGATTTACATACTAGTAATAATATGAAAAAAATTTTTAAAGATAATCCTAATTCTGAATTCATAATTAAATGTACATACAATAAAAAATATAAAGGTTGGATACCAACACACATTATTAAAGATGATAAAACGCGAATATCAAATGTAAATGAATTAAGAAAATATCCATCAAATTATCTCTAATTCATTAATAGACCAATATTCAAAACGATTAAGAGATATAGGACGTTTTAATATAAAAGGTATTTTTTTTTCACGTAATTCCATATCTGCAATTACAGTCGGTTCGATTACATCTGATGGCACATCAATAAAAGGTTTTAATCCATTAGCTAATTGAACCGCCCTTAAACCTATAATTTTCGCTTTTTCATATTTTGTCATAATAGGTATTGTTTTATGATTATCATCTATTATAATATTATTTTTATCTCTTTTTACTTCTAATAAAGGTAACATTTCATTTCGTGAAATAGTATTATATCTCGTATGAAATAAATTAGTCGCCTCTGTTAATTTATCAAATCTTTCTTCTAATTCATCATCATCGTCATCTATATTAGGATCTAAAACCACGGGCAATGTACTCGTTGCATCTTTAAAGATACCTTCTGTGCTATTAACATCATCATCATTAATTTCTGTTTCAGAATCAATTTCAGAAATGGAATCATCATCACTATCTACATCGTTTTCAGATTGATTATCGTTAAACTCTATATCTGACATAATATTAATATTATATTAATTTTATATTATATTTTCAATTTTTATTTTATAAATATATCCTTAATTATACCAAGATTTATCACAATGGCAACACAAATAAATAAATTTAATATTTTTTTCATCATATTTAATGTACACTATTTCATTAGCAATATCAGAATTTATAACACTAGGACATTCATTATTAACACATTTGATATTATTTGTGCGAGGTAATGTTGGATCATATTTTGTATATTGATTTATAGAATTAGCTAATTTAAACGAAGAATTTTTATCAACATCATATTCATAAACTGTATTGGTATTCGATAATACATTATCACTTGTATTACCACAATTTCTACAAAAATGTGTAATTAAACCACTTTTTGATTCGTCTATGTGTACGTAAAACATATTTTCACACTTTTCACAAAAATACATATAATATATATTTCTATACTATTATTAATATCAATTTTTATGAATTAATTATTTATATTTTGATTCCAATATTTTCATTTTAATATCTAAATCCTTATATTGTAATAGAACATTTAAATGATACATGGAGGTAGATATCTTCTGTTTATTAATATGTTTATTATTGTTTATCCACAAATTTATAGATTCTATATTATTTTTAAATGATTCGTATATTTCCTTCTTAAAAAGCAATATACATTTAGATAGCGAAGATAGTTGTAATTCATTATTATTATTTAATGAAGGTTCATTTACATTTAAAGCCATAGTTACGATTTCGTAAATAGCAAAATCTATATTTTTATATTCTATTATTCTATTATATTTTTCTACATCTGGATGATATATTCTTATACCTGGCTCTAATATCAACGAATTATTTTGAAATAATGACGAAATGGATAGTAATACAGACAATATCGTTTGACATGCTGTCCATTGATCCCCTTTCCATGTATTCAATATAGATAAACAACAGGTACCATTCTTATATAAATTAGGATGATATCTAATAATTCCATCATTAGTTAAAAATTTTACTTTTGGTGGTGAAAACGGATAATCACTTGGATATTTAATTTCAAACATATAATTTCCATACTTATATGGCGAATCTTCATCGCCAATTATTAAAGCGTGTCCTAACAATAAGTTATCTTCGCTATGTTTATAAAAAATATTGTTGTTTTCTTTTGAATAATTTAATATTTCTTTTATATCTTTAATTAATCGTGTACGCGTTGATTTAGTCAACGTTGTCATTTCTTAATATATTATTATTAAAATTTTATATTGTTTTATATTATAGAATTAAAACATGAAAACTAATAAAAATAAATCAAATTTAAAAAAAAAAATATATAAATTAAAAGGAAAGTGTGATTATTCGTATATATGCAAATCCAATAAAAATAAACAATTATGTACTTATACCTATAAATGTCCCAGTAATAAATCAAAAACTAGTTTAAAACAAGGTAAATGTAAATATACATATAAATGCAATCCGCATAAAAAAAATAAAATATGTAAATATACATATAAATCATGTACACCCAAAAAATCATTCAAACCATTCCACTACATAGTTACACAAGTTTAAAAACGTTATGTATCTTAAATATAATTTTTAAATATTATTTTAAATATTATACCTATTTAACAGTCATTTTAAAATAAAAATATAAAATCATATACATTTCTGGTAAAATTGAATTAAAAATATTGTATGTATAGATATTAACATAAAGATGACATTAAAACAAATTTTGAAATCACATTTTAGAAAAAATCAATCAGAAATAACTCATACTAGAATAAAAAGCGAAGAACACAAAATTTCGGGTGGGTCATATACAATACTAAATGATGATTTACAAACATTTCAAAAAGAATATTTTAAAAATATAGTTTTAAAAAATGAAACAGAACACCTTACAGAATATCAGCAAAAAGAGTGTGGTCCAATTTGTATAGATTTTGATTTTAGATATGAATCTACTGTTAATACTAGACAACATAATGATGAAGACATCGAACTATTTTGTGGATTAATATTAGATGAATTAAAAAGATATACAATATGTGATAAAAAATTTACCATATATATCTTTGAAAAAGACGAAATTAATATATGTAATAAAGAAAACATTACAAAAGATGGTGTTCATATATTAATTGGTGTAAATGTAAAAAAAGAAGTGTCTACATTTTTACGTAATGGATTTTTAGAAAATATAAAAAAACATACAAAATTACCATTAATAAACACCTGGGATAAGGTTTATGATGAAGGTATTGCTAATAAATCTACACCTTGGCAATTATATGGTTCATCAAAACCAGGACATAAACCTTATAAATTAAAATTAATGTTTGAAGTTCTTTATGATAAAGAAATAGATGAATTTGATTCTGAACCGCAATCTGTTCCACATAATAAAAATATGACATTCGATTTATTTGAAAAATTATCCGTACAATATACTAAACATCCTATATTAGATAATACAGAATTAACAAATAAATTAATAGAATCTAATAAATCTAAACCCAAAAAAAAATTAAACATGACAGTTAAACAAAATATTAATATGGATGATATTTTAAATATTAAAAATAGTACCGAATTAGATTTGAAAATAAATGAAATTATAGATAGTTTAGACCCACAAGAATTTCATATTAAAGAATGTCATTTATATACTATGATTTTACCAGAAAAATATTATGGAGATGGTTCATATAATAAATGGATTCAAGTTGCTATGGCATTACGTGCAACAGATGAAAGACTATTTATAACGTGGATAAAATTAAGTAGTAAACATGATAAATTTTCGTTTGATAATATTTACGATCTAAAAAAACGTTGGGACACATTAGCTCCACATAGTTTAACAAGAAAATCTATTAGATATTGGGCACAATTAGATGGATCTCCTGATGAATTTGAAAAAATACAAAAAATTTCTATTTCATATGAAATAGAAAAAAGTATCGATCCATGTAAAGAAGTTACAGATCACGACATTGCTAAAGTAATTCAGGTATTATACAAAGAAAAATATATTTGTGTAAGTATTAAAAAAAATATTTGGTTTGAATTTATCAATCATAGATGGTGTGAAATTGAAGCAGGTAATTCTTTACGTAAAAAATTATCTGAAGAAGTTCATCATTTATATTATTTACATTTAAGAGAATTAACAGATAAATTTGGGGTTGATGATGAAGGATTAGATGAACTAGTTAAAAAAAAAAATCAAACAAAAATAAAAAATTTAACAACTATTTGTACAAAATTAAGAAATACCCAACCAAAAAATAATATCATGCGAGAGGTACAAGAATTATTTTTCGATCATATGTTTGAAGAAAAATTAAATACTAATCCTTTATTATTATGTTTTGAAAATGGTGTTTTTGATTTAGAAGAAAATATATTCAGAGATGGACAATGTGATGATTATATCAGTAAATCAACTAAAATTAAATACATACCAATAAATGAATGCGATAAAGAAATAATAGAAGAAATTGATGATTTTATGAAGAAATTATTCCCTATTACTGAATTAAGGAATTATATGTGGGAACATCTTGCATCTACATTAAGAGGGACAAATGAAAATCAAACCTTTAATATGTATATAGGTTCTGGACGTAATGGTAAATCAAAATTAGTCGATCTAATGACACAATGTCTAGGTGATTATAAAGGTACTCTACCAGTAACAGCGGTAACAAGTGCTAGAGCAAAAACAGGACAAGTAACTCCAGAATTAGTACAATTACAAGGAGTACGATATGCTGTTATGCAAGAACCATCTAAAGGAGATAAAATAGTAGAAGGGCCTTTAAAAGAATATACTGGTGGAGATAAAATTGTATGTAGAGGTTTATATAAAGACAGTATTTCGTATTTTCCTCAATTTAAATTAGTAGTTTGTTTGAATACATTACTTGATGTTCCAAGCAATGATGATGGTACATGGCGAAGAATTAGAGTATGTGAATTTATGTCAAAATTCAAAGAAATAGATAAAATTGATGATGATCCTGAAGAACCTTATCAATTTGAAGTAGACAAAAAATTAGACGCAAAATTTCCAAAATGGAAAGAAGTTTTTATGTCAATGTTAATAGAAATTGTTATAAAAACAAAAGGAAACGTAGAAGATTGTGATATAGTATTAGCAAAAAGCGGTGAATATAGAAATTCACAAGATTATCTTGAAGGATATGTTAAAGAACGTATAGAAAAGGCAGATCAAACAAAATTTGTAATTTGGAGCGATTTACAAGAAGATTTCAAAGATTGGTATATTGAATTATATGGTTCTAAAGTACCAAGAGGTCAAGAATTAAAAGATTATATGAATAAAAAATTCGGAAAACCACAAAGAATATTAGATGGAGAAAAACGAAAACAAGGTTGGATTGGTATCACTATTTGTCAAGATAATAGTGAAGATAATTTTTAATATTGAGTTTATCTATTCTTATTTAATTGTGAAGCATCTTCGCTAGAAAATCTATCAACAATATTATCTTTTAAATTTGTTACAGAATCAGTTACATTTGAAATATTTTCTCTTACATTATCTGTTACATCTGTTACAGCATCTCTAGCATCAGATATTCTTTCTTTAAATGCGTCTGCAGCTTCTTGTGTATTTTCTTTTATATTATCAACTAAATCATTACCATAGTCTATTACATCATTCATTGAAGATTGTCCTAAATCTGCTACTTCAGATATGGGCATATCATATGAAGAATTAAATGATAACATGGATAAAACAGGTAATGAAAATGCTAATAGTGCTAATAATACCATTTTTATATATAACATCAATTGTGTAGTAGAATCGGATACTTGCATTTTTTGTATTACTTGTTTAAATTGAGATATAATAAACATCGATATGTTTTGATATACTAAACCATAACCAATAAATAAAAGTAAAAAAATAATATGCATTAAACGCACATTTTGAAAATTAAATAATAATCCTAGAATACTTATTAAAATTAAAAATATATAAATATATTGTAAAGCCACATGTTGATTTTTTGAAATTATCACATTATTTCTAATTTGTTTTTCTAAAATTACATAATCATCTGTTTTATCCTGGTTTTGTTTCATAACTATGGCGTATTTCGAGGTCCTGGTACCGGCCGGCATAGTAATTGACGTATCAAAATCTTTCAGTTGAGATGTATCACTACCATCGCCAATTGTGAGTCTTTCACTAGATCCTTCTACACTATAATATATTACATAACTCTCATTATTAAAACGTATAAAAATTGGTGAGGTGCTCGGGGCTTCCACTATCGTCATAGCATTCATCAGGTTGTTGCTGAACTCATCGCTTTTTATAATATTTTCATTAACATTATTATGAAAGTCAAATGAATTTAATTCTGCTACATATTGAAATTTTGAAGCAGTTGTATGGGTATCATTTGTATAAAGCCAATATGAAGTATTATTACTTAAATCTTCTATTATTTTTTGTGGGGCATAATAGGTCATTATATTTATATTATATAAATATAAATATATTATGATTATACTTAATTAGTCATGAAATTGTAATTATACATGATTAAAGATAAAATTGCTAGAGTTAATTGTCCATTTGTAAATCTTTGATAATTGTATTGTAATATATCATCTATAACAGTATTTTTTTTTTTTTTATACATAGATATTTTATCGTCACTCGTATTACCTACTGAATATTTATATTTTAGGTACCCATCTAATATTAAATCGCTATCATAATCTGATTCTGTATGAAGATATGGTGTTTGATTGTCTAAAGATGCATAAATAAAAGACATTCTTAATATATATTATATATATTATAATCATGAATTTACACATAATCTATAATATAAGCTATTTATCCCATTAATTGAAGAACGTGTAATCTCACAAATCTGTCCTGGTTTAATAAAAATAGATAAAGCCACTGGATCAAATCTAGAAATAGTAGGTAATTCATTTTTTGAATTAGTAATAAAATATTTTTCTAAAAAAGCATTTTGTTCATTATTTGTTAAAACTCTGTGTTTAGGTACCATTTTATGTTCTTGTATATTAAATAACAATCGTTTCATATTATAAATTATAAAAGATACATTTTCTTCAGCATATATCTGTTTAACCGCGTCATGTACTCCTGCATTTGGTTCATTATCTACTATAATTATAATAACATTTACCGACGGATCAAACCCATCTTCATCAAATAATTCTAACATTATACCTTGTAAAGTATTAACTTTTATAGGTTTCCCTATAAAATATTTAATCCTAATTATTTGTCCGTTATTATTATTTACTTTAAAATCTAATTCATTATTAATATTCATATAATATATTTCATTAAATGATGTTCCTTCATAATTAACAACGTTATAACCACCAGCCTTTAATTGTTTAACTAAATTTGATCTAGAAATATGTATTTCATTAATGTTACTATTAAAAATGTCGCTCATAGTTATATATTTATTATAAAAGATTATTTAATTCAATTTTATTGTTTTTATTGAATCAGGCGATATATTTATATTAACATTATTTTGATTATTCATATGTTCACAATTATCGTTTGTATCTTTATTTTTATCTAAATCATCTATTTCACTATTTTCTTTTTTTATTACTATTTCTTTATTTAGATCAAGTAATTTAGGTATTTCATCATTTAATTGTATCTCTTGATTTTGTAGTTCATTTATACCTTTTTCTTTTTGAATTATACTATTATCATCATTAAATTCATCTTTTTCAAAATGTCTTATATCATTTATAGAAACTGTTAAAAATGCAGGAACATTAAACTGTTGTGTAGATTTATTATAAACTTTTTCTTGTATAATAGTATTTGGTGGTAAATCATTATTTGTTCCTAAATTATTCATCAATAATGTAAATATTAATATATTTTCTGTTTTTTTAGAATTATCTATTTCTTTTATCTTCCATGGACGCTGGTTTTTTGAAGGTGTATGAATAACAGTATCACCTATATTAAATATACTATGTTGTACTATTGTATCATTAATATTATTATAATCTGTCATATCTTCATCATTATCATCTTGATCATTATCATCTTGATCATTATCATCTTGATCATTATCATCTTGTGTGTTTGTATCATCATTATATTGAAATTTATCAGAAACATTTGTAGATTCAAATAATTTTTTACCCGATATTGAAATGGAAGAAGATGTTTTAGTTGTTAATATATCAATATTATCAGCAGTAATTATACGCATCTGTACATTCATTGTTAACAACTCTTGCATTAATAACTTTAATGAATATGGTATTTGTATTAAACTAAATTCTTTCCCATAATATGTACTATATGAATTTGTATATTCATTATTTATTAAATTTGCTTCATCCAAAATAATTGGACCATCCACATAAGGACTAAATAATATATTTTTACTGGGATTACTAATTGCTATTGTTCCGGAATTATTACATATTGTTAAATAAAATTTATCACCACGATCAACTAAAGAATTTTTTAAAAATGTCATCATTCCATGAGATATTAAAGAATCTCGTTCCATCTCTCCAATACGCAATCCACCATCATTTGCTCTTCCTTGAACCGTCTGTCTTGTTAAACTATCTCTCGGCCCTCCTGCACGATGATTTATTTTATCTTTTACCATATGTTTTAATCTCATATAATAAGTTGGACCAATGAATATATCCGATTCTATTTGGTTTCCTGTCAAACCATCATATAAAACTTCATTACCATAAGAATGAAAATTATTTTTAGATAATATATCTCTATAATTTTCTATACCTGTATCTTCAAACGCAGTACAATCTGCAAAACAACCTAATAAACACGATGCTTTACCAGTAATTGTTTCTATTAATTGACCTATTGTCATTCTAGATGGTAAAGCATGAGGATTTATTATTATATCAGGTCTAATTCCTTCAGATGTAAATGGCATATCTTGTTCTGGTATTATTAATCCAATTGTTCCTTTTTGTCCACATCTGGAACAAAATTTATCACCTATATTGGGTATTCTTTCTTCTCTTATACGAACCTTACAGTTACGATAACCCGGAGAATTATTTGAAACAAATACTTTATCAACCAAACCCAATTGTCCCTTTTTAACTTTAGTAGATTTATTTATTATAGTATCTTCAAATTTTGTTACTTTACCTATAATAGCTACTTTATCATGAACACGGGTATTTTCTTTAATTAATCCATCATTATCTAAATGATTATATTCAAAACCGGGTAATGTATTTTCTATATTTTGATATTGTTCTATATTTGAAAAAATAGTAGAAGATTTTATCATATCATTTTCCATTATTACTTCTTCTTTATCCTCGTATGTTGAAAAATATGTAGTTCTGAATAAACCTCTATCCACAGAAGCAGAATTAAATAATATTGAATCTTCTACATTATAACCATTATAAGCCATTATTGCTACTATTACATTTTCACCATAAGGATGTTCCTCATTATTTATATATTTAAGATATCTAGATTTAACAAGTGGTATTTGACCATAATTTAAAATTACCGACATTTTATCAGTTCTATATTGATAATTTGAACTATACAAAGAAAGAGCTTGTTTACTTTGTCCACAAGAAAACAAATCGCGTGATACTGGATTATGATTTGGATATATAACCTGATTTCCCATAACACCAAGAATAAGCGAAGGATGTATTTCCATATGTGTATACTTTTTAGAAAAATCAAAATCATATGTATTTATCATAGATGTATTCATTACAGAAGGATCAACAAAATCTATAACACCACCCAAACTTTCCATATCTAATAAAGAAACATCAGAATCAAAAACATCCGTTATTTTTAATATACTATTATAATTTATCGAATCATATTTTTTCGAATAAACGCTACCCGATACTAATATATTCCAGGATATTTTAACATTTTTATCTATATCTAATAAATTAACATAACTAGGTTTATTATCTTTTGTAACATAAAAAATCGGTCTCAATAATCTACCCGAATCAGAAAATATCTCTATAATATTTTCTTTTATGTTAAATGATATTGTAGAATATATAGCAATTAACCCATTACGTTTATAAATATTAAATTTATTACACAAATCCAAAGGATTATTATGTATACCTATCCAGGATCCATTCACAAATATCTTAGTCTCTCTTTCTGCATCTAATAATGATATTCCTGTTAAAGATATAACTTCATTATCATTTAACCATTTTATAATATCAACAATAGGCGTTGAATTTGATATATTTGTAGAAATAGCTAAATATTTATGCAATCCTATATGACCCCCATCGGGTGTATCAACAGGATCAATAAAACCATATTGAGAATTGTGTAATAATCTAGGAGCAACTACCTTTGCCGTAGGATCTAAAGGTAAATTCAACTTTCTACAATGGGATATTACAGAATTAAATGATAATCTATTTAAGTCTTGAACAATACCTTCTTTACTAGTATATACTTTTGAACCCCATTGACCTTTAAATGCTTTTTTAAATCCATCCTGAACTATGAATCCCTTATCTTTAAAAAAATTAATATAATTATTTTCTATTAAATCGGAAAAATCATTCCCCTCATATAATTTTCCTTTTTCTTTAAAATAATACTCCTTATCAAATTTTTTTCCTACCTCAACAAGCATTTCTCTATAATATTCACGAAATAAATCATTTATTAACGATCCTGTTGTTTCAATACGTTTATATTTAAAACTATCACGATCAGTTACCTTTTCTACATTTTTAAATACCTTTAATAATTTAAATACCATATGACCTAAAAACATAGCCTTTTGTGTAAAATGATGTTCTCCCATGTGAGGAATAAAATAATTCATTAAAATATCCATCGTCGTAGGTATTGTCTTATGTTTTGTGAAAGTTGCTATAAATTTTAATGCACTTTCTTGAGTAAATATATGCCCAGCATCATGAACACACGCAGAAAATAATTCAATATAATCACTATATTTTTCTATATTTAATAAACAATATTGTATAATTTCCTTATCTGATATCACACCCAAAGCACGAAATACTATAAATAATGGTATAGGTGCACGAACATTAGGAATTAATACCACTATTTGATTATTGGATTTCGTAATTGATGGTTTAACTATTCGTACTGATGTTGTACGAATTGGTTTAGATGTATTTTCTGATACAGATCTTATTTCAGCACCATAACTATATTCATCGCTTAACTTATCTGTTATGTATATTGCATTGTTTGCAAATTGTTCTTGACATACAATAACCTTTTCTTTACCATCTATTATAAAATATCCACCTTTATCATTTATACATTCGCCATTATAAAATCTTGCTTCGGGAGTAAGATCTTTTAACATACATAGATCAGAATGTAACATAATCGGAAACATCCCTAATGTTATTTTTTCCAAAGTTAAACTTTTTTTAATTATTTCTTCATCAATTCTAATTTCAAAATCTACATCTATATCATAATTTATATTAAATCCATATGTTTTATTCTTTAATCTAGCTTCATTTGGAAACATTATATGTTCATTATCTTCTTCATATAAAATAGGTTTTCCATAATAAATTTTAGATCCACTCTTCCCTCCAAAATACATATAACATTTTAAATTATAATCAACTATTTTTGGATCATCATTATAATCTTTAAATATAGTTAAAGGATTATTGTCTTTCAATACATTCTTAATTTTATCCGAAAAAAAAGAATTATAAGATGATAAATGATGATTAACTAAATAATTATTATCATTACTAAACATTTTATCAATTATATCCCAAGCAATTTTGTTGTGATCTTTTTGATTTATCATTAATATAATATATATCTAGATTGTATTTAAACTTATTAAATATCACACTAAGACAAATAAAAAAGAAGAAAATATATACTATGAGCTATAGTTATAATAGGCAAAATAAATACTAGAATCCATGCAAAATTATCAAATCCCAGTTTACTAACTAATTCTATTATACTCGTTACTGCAATTATTTCTAAAACCGTAAAAAATAAAGATCTTGTTGACAAAGAAATTGTAATTAATGTATACGTAATTCCTAAAGTTAAAAAAGATATACTTTGACTTCCTAAACCTAATTGAATTGAACATAATATAACTGTAAAACAAACAACAAAATACAATAATAATGTTACATAATCAATCGTAATTTTTTTTACATCTTGAGGTATATAATCCGGTGATGGATTTGAATCTGTACCAGATATTTCATCTTGTGCTTGTTTATTAAATTTTGTTATGAAAGATAATATAGATTCCATATATATATATATAATATTCATATTTTATAATATGTTATTATTACATCTAAATAATATCTACATGTGTAAGCATATGGCGCCTACAACATATATTTTTCAATGATAAATTATCTAAAACATTACCTTCAATTGTTTTAGTTAGTTCTTCAACATTATTATATGTATCATCCGTAGATTCTGATTTCGTTTTTTGTCTTGAAACTTCTGTTTTATAGTAACGATATTTATCTGCTATTAAGGTACCACATGTAAAACATTTAATTGGAATCATTTTTTAATATATTAATACATTAATAATTTAAATCAATTTTTATATTTATAAATTAAGGACTTGGTTCCGGTTCTGGTTCACTATTTGCTGCCGCGGCCTGTTCTTCTGCTGTTACAATTTCTGTTGATATCATTTGTATCCTATTTAAACATCTAGTTGAGAAATTTTTATTTTGATCTAAAAATTTACTTAATCTTTCTATATACGTATCAAACTCTAAAGTTAATTTTTGTTGCTGACCTTCTAAATTCATTATTAAATTCCCTACACTAAATCCCCTAGATTCACGTTCTTGTGCTATATTTATTCTATCAGTAAATGTCCCTATATCATCAGCTAATTCCCTTAAATTAACAACAATAGTACTAATTACTGTAAATATACCATTCATGTCATATGTTGCATAAGGATCTGGTATTGTCGCAGAAACACTTTCATTTATTGTACCATCTGGATTTAATGCATTAGGGTTTGGTATTTCTTTTGCAGGGTATGCTATTACTCCTCTAAATTTACGTTCTCTAACTTGATCGCGTGTAAAACCATTAGGTATTTCTTCTATAGATAAAGCATTTTCAATAATACCATCTAAATATTTATATAAATCACCATATAATTTTTGAATATATACATCTTTCATATGTTTGAAAAAATCTAAATCTATTTGTAAAGAATCCTTTTGAAATCCTAAAGTATCCAAGGAGGTTCCTACATCATAACCTCTATTTTGATCCGCTATCAAAGAATTTTCAAAATCTTTTATAGAAACTATATCACTTTCCAAATTACCTATAAACTTATCCATTTCTGTATATTGTAAATTTATTTCATTTAATACCGTATTATATTCATCCGATTTTATCTTATCTCGTAAAACACTGTCTGTTGGTTTTATAGCCGTCATATATTATATATTATAACAACTCTTTTATATTTACAAAAAATATATCAATCATATAAAGGAGACGATTCTATTTTATAATCACAAAATGTTACAGGAAATTTACTATAATCTTGTGGTATATATAAATCTAAATCAATAGCTACTTCTAACAAAAATTTCATATTTTTCCAAAATTTATCAGTATGTCCTATTTCATCTGTTCCTATATGACTTAATTCGTGTATAGCTATAAACATCAATACATTAAGATCAATATTTTCATCTTCTAAACATAAAGAAACTTCTTCACCTTTATTTTTACTAAACGCAATATGTTTATCTTTATTTAATAATTCTGACATTTTCGTTTTATTTTTATATCTATCCGTTAATGCTTTTGTTATTTCTTTATCTGGATATTTTTCTTGTAAATAGTTAATTATTTTTTCAAATTTTTTATCTATAGTTGCCAAAGTAGTAAACTTTGAACTATTGCTATTTTCATTAATACAATATTTTTGCTTATTTATTATTTTACAATTTTGTTTTTCTAATTGAAATGCAAATAAACATAATCCCAAAGTTAATAATATTATTATTTTTAACATATATAATAATATTATATTTATAATTTTATCTACATATAATTATTTATACTAAACCATTTTGTCTAGCTTCACTAGGCATAATTGTTGTATTACCCCAAGGACCAACATTACCAGTTTTTATAACAGGATCAGCACGTAATTGTAAATTAGCATTTCTTGTATCTCTTGTCGAACTAGTTCCAATCATGAAACTATAATCATTAGTTGGTGTAGGACCAGCAGGTAACAAACTATCACTACCATTAGGCATTAAATCCTTTTTATCTGGTAATGTTGATACTTCTTTTGGTGCAAGTTGTGGTTTAAATTCACTTAATGATTCTTCTACAGCAACGGGAGCTGAAAATTTCGAATTGTAATAACATACTAAATATATTCCCAAGCATAAAACTATGAGAAAAAGGACAGCTTCGGTATATTTATTTTTGAGAGCACCTATTTTTAAGTTTTTCAAAAGAGACATTCTTTATAGTAATAATAGATAAAATATTTTTATCATTGTTAATTTTTTCTTATATTTAAATTTCATTAATTAAATAATTTGTATGTATATTTCTTGAATTTAACATAAATTTTATATTTTGTTGTCTAACTCTAAATATATCTTCACGATACATTTTCCATATTTCTTTATATATATCTTCATGTGTTTTTAATTTAACCGGTATGTCATCAGTTATATTATTATATAAATCTATTTCTTCTATACAATCTTTTATATTTTCTAAATTATTTATATCTAATTTATCCTTAAGTTCTTCATCCGCCTTTCTTTTGGCTTCAGCTTCTTCATCCGCCTTTCTTTTGGCTTCAGCTTCTTCATCCGCCTTTCTTTTGGCTTCAGCTTCTTCATCCGCCTTTCTTTT